CTACAGCAGTATCCGAAATGGTTGTAAAAGGTCTTAAATCAGAGATCACTGCACTTAAAGAAGATATTGATGCAGCACGAAGCAACGACTTTGGTCGTAAAATATTTGAAGCATTTGCAGCTGAATACACTTCTTCACATTTAAATGAAAATAGTGAAACAAGCAAACTTCTAAAAGTACTTGCCGTTAAGGACAAGCAACTATCAGAAGCAAAAGCATTTGCTGCAAAAGCAAAATCTCTAACAGAATCAGTAAGCAAAGAAAAACAGCGTTTAATTGAATCTGCACGTAGAGAAAAAATTATGAACGAACTGGTTGCGCCACTAAGCAACGACCAGCGCGAGATTATGACAGACTTACTGGAATCAGTACAAACTGACCGTTTACAAAAACAGTTCGATAAGTACTTGCCATCAGTTATTGATGGGAATACTCCAGCAAAGCGTAAGGCAGTTATCACAGAAGGCACCGAAGTTACAGGCAATCGTACAGAAACAATGACACAAAATAAAGCAGACGAAACAGACAACAATGTTGTTGACATTAAACGTCTTGCTGGATTATAATTAAGGAGATAATGATGTCAGAACTATTAGAAAGCCGCTGGCAGGACACCAAAACTGCTCTTCTTGAAGGCTTGCAAGGCAACAAGAAGTCTGTTATGGCTGCTACGCTAGAAAACACTCGTAAGTATTTGTCAGAGACTGCAACAGCAGGTGCAACTTCTGCAGGTAACGTTGCGACACTAAACCGTGTGATCCTTCCAGTGATCAGACGTGTAATGCCAACAGTTATTGCAAACGAACTAGTTGGTGTACAACCAATGACTGGTCCAGTTGGTCAAATCCACACTCTACGTGTTCGTTATAGCGACACAGTGAATGCGGGCGCCAACGGTGCAACAGCAGGCGAAGAAGCACTATCACCATTTAAGATTGCTACTTCATACTCGGGTGATGAAACTGACCCAGGTAAAGCAAATTCAACATCAGCACTTGAAGGTGCAGCTGGTAACCAACTAAGCATCCAGATCCTCAAGCAAACAGTCGAAGCTAAGACACGTAAGTTGTCAGCTCGCTGGACATTTGAGGCAGCTCAGGACGCTCAGTCAATGCACGGTATTGATGTTGAAGCAGAAATTATGGCTGCTCTAGCACAAGAAATTACTGCAGAAATCGATCAAGAAGTTCTTGCTTCACTAGGTACACTAGCTGGTGCAAATGCTGAAACATACGATCAAGCAGCAGTTTCAGGTACAGCTACTTTCGTAGGCGACGAACACGCAGCTCTTGCTGTTCAAATCAACCGCGTAAGTAACTTGATTGCACAGCGTACACGTCGTGGTGCTGGTAACTGGGCAGTTGTTTCGCCATTCGCGCTAACAATTCTTCAGTCAGCAACTACTTCAGCGTTCGCTCGTACAACTGAAGGCGCATTTGAAGCACCAACTAACACTAAGATGGTTGGTACACTAAACAATGCAATGAAAGTATATGTAAACACATATGCAGCAGACAGCGCACCAGTGCTTGTTGGTTATAAGGGTTCTTCAGAGTCAGACGCAGCAGCGTTCTACTGCCCATATATCCCACTAATGAGCTCAGGTGTTGTCCTAGATCCAGGCACATTCGAGCCAACTGTATCATTTATGACACGTTATGGCTACGTTGAGCTTAACAATACTGCGTCATCACTTGGTAACGCAGCAGACTACCTAGGTAAAGTAGGCATCACTAACGGTAACGTTAGCTTCAGCTAAGTTTTACTTAGATAACAACAAAAAAGGCGGCTTATGTCGCCTTTTTTTACGATTAAAAAAAGTAAATATTTTATGAAACATTTTATACTTGTTATTTGTACACTAATATTTTTAACTGCCTGTAGTGATGCAGTTCCTATACCTGTTTTAAGAGGCGAGATACCTATAAGGGTAAGTAGCGATAATCCTGCACTTACTGCATATAATTATTACGGTCTAGATGAACGAAATGATAGACAAGAATTAAAAGACTACACAGGTGTTGACCCTGTACGCACAGAATGGTGTGCAGCATTTGTAAATAGCGTACTTAACGAAAGTGGAATACTGGGAAGCGAATCAGTAAGTGATGTTCCGCTAATGGCACGTTCATTTTTAAAATGGGGACAACCAGTTATTAAAGAAGACATTCAGCCAGGTGACTTAGTTATATTTCCAAGAGGAAATCAAGGCTGGCAAGGACACGTAGGATTTTATTTACAAACACTAGTTAAAGATGGAATAGAATATTATTTGATATTAGGCGGAAATCAATCAAATAAAGTTTCTATTGAACTTTTTCGTGCAAGCAAAGCATTAGATATTAGAAGAAAAATAATTTAAAAAAATTTAAAAAAGTGGTTGACTTTTGTTGCAGTGATGTTATTATTAATACTGTAGCAAGACGTTGTTACAAGGGTTGGCGCTAATAATTCTGTTTCTAGAGAGGATAAGCGCACTTGTTAGGGGTAGTGCCCGGCGTAGAGTTTGGAGACAAGCAGTGCGCACACTGTCATACTAGACAGAGCAAGGTTCTAAGTGTTAACGATGAAAGGTATCTAGGCGCTTAGTTGGAGGTAAACCCAAGTCCTTCACCCACCTTTATTTTTAAAGCCCGATGCATAACTGTGTCGGGCTTTTTTCTTTTTTGATAAATACTTTACAATAGATTTATGCGGGAACCCGCCGCGTAGACCTAGAACGTCATAAAGGAGAAAACAATGGGACGTCCAGTTAATAAAGACAAGATCGGTTACGGCACAGGTCGTATTGCAGTAACACGCCACTTTTTTACAGGTGGTTCAGAAGCAACAACAGCAGCACACATTGTTCGCCAAGCAGGCAACGGTAAGTATGTTGTGCGTTTAGATTCGAACGCAGGCGATGATTCTGCAGACGAAGTTCTTACACTTGCAAACAAAGTTGGTACAGGTGGCGGCGAAGCACTTGTAGCAGGAGAATTTACAATTGATGCAACTGGTTCAGACTCAACTGTATATCAAGTTACAAAGATTCGTAACAGAAGTGTGCAGTGTGAAGCAGGCGGTACTGAATTTAATGCTGTTTATGGTATTGGTAACATACCAGAAGTAAAAGAAACAGGAACAAATCCAGCAACTACTCTAGCAGTAGCACTACCTGCACAATAAGATTAATGGGGGCTACGGCCCCCAACATAAGGGTTTGTAGATGTCAAAATATTTAAATGTGCCAACAGGAGATTATAGAGTAACTGTTCAAGGGGGCAGTCGAATCATACTCGATACTGGTTTCAACGAAGGCACTACATATATAACAGGTGACTTAGTAGTTCAAGGTGAAACAACAACTATTAATACTACTGATCTTAATATTGAAGACAGAGTTATAGTTCTTAACACTGGAGATGCTAGTGGCGCTGGTATTCAAGGTCCTGATGGATTTTCAGGATTAGAAATTGAACGCGGTACATTTCCCGATGTGTTTTTTGGATTTGACGAAGATTTAAATTGGATAAATCCGGGTGCTAGACAGGGTGCATTTGTTTTAAAAGATCAGAACGAAGGTCTTATTGGATTAAGAACAAATAGTATTACAACTGGCGGAGGCGATCTTTTTTTAATTAGTTCGGGAAGTTCAGGAGTAGTAACTGTTACCGGTGTTACTGATTATGAAGAAAATGTTTTTGAATACAATTTACAAGGTGATTTAACTGGTGCTGTACTAAGACCCGATGCTTTACCTAACGCACAAGCTGTTGTAGATTATGTTGCTTATAACTTTGCAAACGTTTTCTTAACACAGATTGGTGATGGCGTGTTAACTCCTTCTAGTATTGTTGTATCTGACGAAGAAACAAGCGGATTAGACAGTGTTATAACATTTTCAATTGATTCTAATGTTGTTTCGAGAGTATATAGAGATAGATGGGAATTTGATGAATTAAGATTAACAGGATCAACTATTGAAACTATTTCAAGTAACGAAGATCTTGTATTAAAATCTTCAGGTACTGGTAGTA